CGGGTAAATTCCGGGTTAACAGATTTGGCGGAATCGTTGGCCTCGAACAGTGCCTCCTGCAGGGCGCTCAGGCTTTCCGTTGTTGGATCGGCCTGCACTCGGCCAAGTGCACCAATGACGGAGCGGGCAGACTCGACAGTAATGCCGAATTCGCGGGCCAGATTGCTTGATTCTTCCTGAATCAGGCTGAGGCCCTCGCGGAATATGGCGGCATTGGAACCGCCAAACTCCGCGAACATTTCGTTAACATCTCGGCCTAACCGGGAAAGCCGTGCAGCCTGGCTTATGGCTCCCTCAAAATCGCCAAGAATGGTTGTATCTAACCTGTCTTCCGCCGCTTCCAGCAAGCCTGATCTGGCAGAATCAAAGGCGGCAGCGGCCTCCACCAACCCTCTGCGGATTTCAATCTCCGCCGCCTGCATTGATTCCCTGGCAAGATCACGGATCCGGTCAGTAAGCTTGAAGGCGCCGGTTTCCGTGCGCTCCATTACGGTGTCAAGGTACTCCATAGAATCTGAGAGAGCGTCAACACCACTGCCTGCACTCATGACTGAGGAGTAAAAAGTGCCTCCGATCACACTGCCAATGGCGAGCACCGCACCGAGCAGCGCCCCACCAGGGCCAAGAATGCCAAGCAGCTGGGAACCCTGCTGGCCGATCGCCACGAAGGCGCTGGTACCTGATCCAACCTGAACCGCGAGATCCTGAAACTGATAACCGGCTTGCTGGAGGGCGCCTTTCTGCAGCCGGAACATCCGCGTGGCTTCCTGGCCGGCCGTGGTCGTCGCAGCCATCCCCCCTGCGGTTGAACGGGCAGCGCCAGACAGGCCAGACAGATCGTTAGTAAGCCCCTTGACCGCCTGCCGGGTGTCACGGGTTTTTCCGACAACGTCTTTGTTGTCGGCCGTAAATCGCATCCTCAGCTCAAGATCGTTACTCATTACCTGTCCTGCTTGTCTGCCAGCGCCTGCAGGGCGCCGTCTTCAATCAGCCGCAGCCGCCAAAATGTATCCTGGGGCTGCTCGATGCCGGTTATCCGCATCACCGCTTCCACGGCTGTGTAGTCAAGGCCAGTGCGGACGGCTGTCATGCCGCCGTGCCGCCACTGGGTGGCGCACTGGAGGAAGAGTTGCACCGCCGCCCAGTTCTCTGGCAGCACCTGGTAGTTCAAATCCTCCTCAGAAACAAAGCTGGCAGCGTCCGGCGCATGAATGCCGAAGGCTGCCAGGTCTGACTCCAGTCCGCCTGGGTCTGCCTTGCGGCCCTCTACCCAGAAGCGGCCTGCACCTCTCAGGTTCGCGGCCGGTTCTTTTTTGTGATGCTTTCCTGGTAGGCGTTTACCAGGGCCAGACTGGTGGCCGGATCCGCCTTCATGGCGTCCAGCAGTTCCTCGCCCTGCAGCAGCTTCCCGTCCTTGCCGGTTACTTCAACTTCTTCAACGCCAACCAGCACCAGATCCAGCAGGCGCTTGTCCCGGTTGGATGAGTCGGTCAGCTCGGTGGTTGGTACCACACGAAACTCGGCGCGGAAGGTACCGGACTGCTCTTTGTCGCCGTTGTAGACGGTGACCGTAACCGGGTACTTGAAGGTGCGCTGCGTATTGAGTTTGAACATAAGGGAGGGCTCCTTACTTAACGGTGATTACCAGCTCGTCGTTGCCGGCATCAGGGTTGACGGTGAGCGGTACAGACAGCATCTGAACGCCGTTGCGGTCCTGCTCGGTTGGACTGCCAGTACCCACTTTCGGGCCGGTCAGCTCGATGATGTTGCCGGCCACCGTTCCGTGGGTCAGGGCGAAGGCCCCCATGCTGGCATCCCGCGCCTTGGTGTAGAGATCCAGGGTGGCCAGTGCCGGCTCTTCCACCACGGCGGTACCGGAGGGAGACCGGTCAACAATCTTGATGGAGCTGCTGTCACCAACAATCATGTGCTTCACAGCCTCAATGGCCATGTCCAGGCTCAGAGACGAGAAGCTCAGCTGGGCCCCGTGCAGGGTCAGCGGCGTGGTGTTCTGGTTGGTAACCGGCAGCGGTGCCTGGAAGGCGGTGTAATCCGCCGTGGTTGGCATGGCCTCGTTGCTGATCTGGCCCAGCAAGCCCAGGAAGTTGAACGTCATGTAGGGGATGCCGTTCACGTCCAGGGTGAAGCTCACAGTACCCCGGCCACCGGTGAACTTGTGCAGCACGCCATCGCGGTGGATGTAGCAAGAAATGAACTCTTCACCACCGGTAATCGGGTTGTAGGTTACGTCGGTGCCTGCGTTGACGGTTTCGGCAAAGCCACAAGCACGCAGAAGCACGCCCCACGCTGGCGCTGTTCCGGCGGTACCGGATCCGGCCAGTTCGACTTCCATGGTCAGCTCTACGTGTTTTTCACCGGCGATCGACTGGCTGTTGCCGTAGTAGGCGCGCAGCAGATCCCGAGGAATATCCTCTCCAGCCAGCGGCGTTACCTGAACGGTGCGGGTGAGGATGGCATTGGCCGCCGGCGTTGGCGCGGCGTCGGTTCCGTAGGTTGCTTCGTTGGCGGCCAGCACAAGGCGCCGGCGCATAATGAATCCAGCCATGATTTACTCCTTCTCCGGGGTTGGCTGTGAGGTGCGGGCCTTGGCGGGTTTGGCCTTCGGCACAGGGGCACCCTTTTTGTCGCGCTCGTATTGGCCGCCGGTTTGCGGCAGCTTGAGTTTTTTGGTCATAGCGTCCACCAGTACTCGGTCTTGAAAGCGTCCACCCAGAACAGCGCGTTCGATGTCAGCGAGAGCAGCTGCCCGCCCTGCCAGTACATCTCCAAATCTGCGCCCTCAGGCAGCCAGTTGATCAGTTGGTGCAACATTGGCTCCCGCAGCGTTTTGAGCTGGTCTCGGGCGTCTTCACCCAACACCTGGTTGCCGCGCAGCACTCCGGTTACCACCAGAATTTCCGAGGCCACCCGATGGCGGGCGCCGGCGCCTTGGCTCAGTGGCTGGGTAACCACCTTGTCGCGCCCAGGAACTACCACCATTGATGGCAGCGTGCGCACCTGTTGCGCGGCATCGGCGCTCACGGCCAGCTGTGCGGTCAGCGTTTGGGTTGATATGCGGTCAGCCACTGCTTGCAGATCCAGCATCAGATAAACCCTTTGCTGTCTGCGCGGTCCCACACCCGGCCGCCAGACTGGATCTCGGCGCCATCGTTAGAGGTGGGCTCGTCGCCCGTATCGCTAACGCCCAGGGAAACCCGGCCCATCGACACCTGGCGCAGCAAATCCACTGAGGCCTTGTATCGCGTCTCTACAGGCTCCGGGATGTGGTCATCATGCAGGTGGTACCGGGCGATATCGGAGCACACCCGAACCAGAACGGTTGGGGTGCTCGTCAGCGGCAACTGATACCGCGCTGCCAGGTAGCCATCTATCTCGGCGGTTGCGTCAGCCAGGGCACGATCCAGCACGGTGGCATCTATCGCCCCGGTGTTGTTCCGGTCAGTGAGCTGGATCAGTTCCCGCTCACTGAACCGGTTGATCATGTCGGCCTGGCTGGCGTAACTCATTTTCTGGTCGCCGAGATGTGTGGATCCGCCTCGATCAGGGCTGCGACTTTTTCCGTCACAACCACCTCACGCGGTTCCTGGGTGACAATCACCCCGCCGCGAATGCGGCGTGGCAAGCGGGTGACCACTTCCAACGTGATCTCGCCTTCCTCCAGTGACGCCTGTTCGTCGTCATCCGACAGGTTGCCGTCCTTGGCAGGCCCCCGCTCCTTGCTCTGCTCGGATTCCGTGCCACCTACTCCAGTAGCGGAGGACTGCTCACTCTCTCCGCCACCGGGTTGGCTGGCTGCATCCCCGGTCACTTCGGGGCTTTGCTTCGAGGTATCCTCGGTTTTGGATTCCGCCGGCTTCTGGGCCGGTTGCTTGGCCTCAGGCTGCTTTGCAGCAGCCTTGGCAATGGGTTTCTTGGCAGTCATCAGTCAGCCCCTTAGCTCAGCCAGGGAGACACGAGCAGCTCGGCTGTGCCCTGGTAAACGTTGGTTGCACCGTTGGCGTCACGCTCTGCCTTCAGCACCTCAAGGCCGGCACTTTCCAGCGAAGGCGGCACCACCAGCAGCGTCGGGCGAATGCCCAGCGGGCGACCACCATCTGCTTTGAAGCTC